TATCAATAACTTCATCACCAAGTCTGTAGAGTTCACAAGTAAGTTCGTATGTATATAAATCTTGTAACTGATAATATGGTTTTGCATACTCAATATCTTTTATCTCATAAAGACGATCATCCAACGGAAACCATATCAAGTCCCCAGTTTTTGGTCTTGTAGATAGTTTAACATTTGCTTGATCTTCTATTAGTGGTGTAATATATGTCTCAAATCTTTCTCTTGAAATAACTAATCTAACCTCATCTTGAGATTGGATTCCAAACTTAGTTAATAAATTACCAGCACCAGAATACTCATCATAGTTGTCCACATATGCTTCAAGAGGGACAGCTAAGTCAAATTTAGATTTAACAACTTCTCTTATAACAGTTCTTTGACTAACATATTTTCTTGGTAGATAATATATCTCTACACCATATGTTCTTAACTGCTCGTTGATTAAATCCTGAACTAAATTTTGTTCGGAATTAGTTCCTTGAGTAAAATAGGGGTTAAGTACCATAGTATTACCCTATCATATCAAATGGAGGAATTTCATAAGTATTGGACATCATTTCCTGAATCTTATCAAGTTCAACTTGAGCGTCATCATAAATTTGTCTCCCATTCAATTCAATTCCACCAGGTAATTTAACTCCAGTAAATTTAATTAAATTTTGTCCCCACTGTCTTTTAATAAGAGCAGTTAAATATCTCTTTAAGAATGAATCATTATAAATTCCAGTAAATGAATCTGGATCCACAATTCTAAAACATTCAATAACTAACCAATTATCTTTATCTTCAGCACTCCAATCAATATCTAAATATAATCTATCCTGTCTTTGATTAAATCTTATTTGTTTGTCTGTAGTCAATAAACGATCTATATCTTCTAGATAAGTTTTTGTCATTGCATATTGTAAAAGATCAAGAGAACTGAATTGATATAAATCATTCAAAAACAATTGATATTTAATACTAAACATTCCAGTTGATATTGTGCTACTATCAAATTTAAAAACCTTTTCAATTCCAATTACAGCATCTGGGACTTGCAAGAAATTAGAATTTTCATACCAATTAGTAACAGTTGTTCCATAACCAGATATACTGGTAGACGTTGCTGATGTAGTTACAATACCAACTGTATTTGTACTATCAGCTTCATTCGATGCTTGACCTCTATCAACTTCATCCTGTGTCAATTGATGTTTTAAATACATCCTTTCAACACCATCAAAATGTCTCTCCTGAAAATACTGAAGAGCATCATCCATCAAGTCATCAATCTGTTCATCAGCAACATTTATCTCCAATACAGGAGCACCTAATTGCCTCAAACAATATTGTTTTAATTCAGTTTTACTTGCTGGTTTTGCCATTTAAGATATATTACCCCTAAAATATTTATGGTATAGAAGATATGCCTGAATAGACATATACATTCCCACTAACAAGTTTGAATACTGTAGATCCAGAATCAACATTAACATCAAACATATACCTACCCTGATCTAATGCTGCTGTTGCTGTTGCACCTAAAGATAATTTCACTTTTCCATCATATGCACTGGTAAACCCAACGGTAAAAATTGCATTTTGATAATCACTTGATCCAGTACCAACACTCTTTGAAATTGCAGAATGTCCACTATAACCAGTTAAATCAAAATTACTACCTGATGTAGTTTTTACTTCCAAATTGTTGACCGCATTGGAACCACCATAAACTACCAGATTCACTCCAAAAGGAACTCCTGAATCAGGATCAAATGTTACTGTTTTAGTTGCCATTTACTAACTCCTTGAGAAGAGATTTGATTTCATTAATTTCACCTTTTAAATCAGCAAGTTCTTGTTCAACATTTTGTGATTTTTGAACTTCTTCGTTCTTAACTGAACGTCTTGCAATATATTGCTGATAATCAGTTGAGTTCACATTAACTATTGAGTTTGTTTTAGGATCTCTTGCAAGATCAGAATGTCCTTCAAGTTTATACATATCAGGCAAGTGCGATAACTCTTAAGTCTTTTACTCTTGGTACATAGACTTGATTTGTAGAAGTCAATACAAATTTAATCCTGTATGTTCTAAATGCAGGTAACTCATCTGCAGTAAATGTATATTCATTAAATTCAAGAGCATTAGATGTAAATCCAAAACTATTTGTCTTCTTAATAAATGAATCAGATCTACCATCATTCTTTTCAGGAGCAATTACCTGACCCCTTGAATTTAAATTTTTATATCCAGGGAATGGAACAAATACTGGTTTAAATCCATCATTATTACTGATAGCATAGAATGCTCTAATATCAGAATCTTTATTGATATGAGCACTTACAAGAAGTTTTAAGGAAGTTGCTGAATTTTCCAGTTGAATTTCCTTAGTAATATATCTGCAAGCAGTTGGATCAGTACCAAGAGTGGTAACTCTATTATCATTAGCATAATCTCCAATAACACTGTTCACTCTATTTGAAGTACAAATAATAGATGTTCTCTGACCATCAATAACTGGTGATACATGAGAATCCATTGTGTTTAATAAAAGTCTCATATTAAGAGATTTGTTACCAGGAATTTGACTTAATTTTTGATCCTCATTAACTTTAGAAGCAATCATTCTTGCCGTATTAAGATAATTAGCTTCATTAACAGTTACAGTTTCAAATCCATTATCAATAAATGGTATTTCATTACCACTCAAACTCTTACTGGTAATTGTTCTCATTTCAGCATTAAGTGTTGTTCCAGCAACAGTTAAATTATGAACAATTGGAGTAATTATTTCATAAGGCATATTTTGAGTTGCCTTAATATTTAATCCACCAGCAGATTTTGTCTGATCAATATAAAGTTTACCATGTCCAGTATCAACACTTCTATCATCATTACCACTGTAGAACTTCTCTGACATATCCAACTTGATATTATAAGAATCAAATGTAATTGATCCATCAGCAGTTGAAGCAGTTGAGGTAGATAATCCGTGTGTCTTATTAATCCTCTTCAAGTTAATTCCACCAAGTTCATATTTATAAACTGGAGTACCAACAGGATAACTTACTGGATTAGATCCTCTTTCAAGTAAAGAACCACCAATAGTATTTCCACTAACAGTATTATACTGAATGATTTCATTACCAATCTGAAGATAACCTGTATTTGTCGTACCAATACCTACACCTTCAAAGGTTGTAAATGTAGAAGCAGACGCAACAGATATACTTGCAGTTGATGCAGCATCATAAGCAGCAGTCAGTTTTGTTGGTTTAGAATCTGGCATAACTCCAGAAATCTTAACCAAGTTATCTGTAAAGTACATTCCATGATTTTTATGGTTCACCTGAATGTGAGTTCCATCTTGATCTTCATTAATAGTAGTTGTTTGAACATCACCACCTTGACCATGCGGTTTTCCAGAATTTAATTCAGTTGATACACCAGCACTACTGGTATAGAACACTGTGTGTATTCCAGAAGAATTAGTTAACCATGCTCCTTGAACATTATCGAGAATTAATTCATCAACCTGTCCAATTGCAGCAACGGTTAATCTCATATCTTGTCCAGCAGATCCTATTCCACTTCTTCCACCAGAACCTCCACCTGTTGTTACACCAATAACATCACCAACTTGATAACCACGACCACCTGCATTACTTATAGTAGCAGCAACTGAAACACCATCAACCACAGTTACATCTGCTTTTGCTCCACTTCCATTACCACTAAGAGTTATTAAATCAACTCCTACATATGTTTTACTTCCATCAGTAGGAAGATATCCAAGACCAGCATTGGCAATACCCAATGTTCCAGCAACAGTTCCAGCAGTACCAACTAAATTACCAGTAGCATTTGTTTTTCCTTGGAAGAATGTATTACCAGTAACATATCCAGTATCTGCTAAAGTTGTTCCAAGACCAACTCTAATTTTTCTTGATTTTAGAATCAAAGAATCTGGCATCAAGGTAGGAATTTGTGCATTTCCTTCTTTCAATTCTGGACTGTAGAATTCGACAGAACCTGAATTAATAAAGTCTGCTCTGTATAAAGTAAACTTAAGATCTTCCCATTGACTTGGTTCCCAAGTAGAAGCGTTTTGCGACTTGAATAAAGAACCTAAGTATGGTTGGTTAGAAATATAAGTATCAGATAATAGATCAGTCTCACCTATTCTTGATATAAAGACACTATATTTGGTTGAGTTAGATGCTAAAGCAATAGCATATTCAGTACCATTACCTTCAAGGAAAATAGGTGCCTTAAATTCAATAGTAGTAGCAACTGATCCATCACCAGAAAGATTAATATCATCTGGTTCTATTACAATTTCAGAGAAAGGTAAAATGTTTTGTGTAGGCAATCCATTCTTCATACTCCTAATTTGGAAGACGCAAGGGATATCCATATCATCCTTGGTCTTAAAGTATACATCACATTTAGTAACAAATACTCCAGTCGATTCGTCAACTAAGAAAGATTGTGCAAGAGGGTCATACCATCCAACATAGATGTCCTCTGAACTACTACTGACAACTGTACTACCGACAAGTTGAGTTCCTAAAGATTCGTTAACATGCTTCTCTTGGAATTCTTTCTTCTTCTCAATTCTTGCATTTCTAATAGAAAGAATCTCTTCTTGTACAGTTTCTAATGTACCAGAAGCAGTATATGCTTCATCAGCAGTCGTAGATGCTACATCTGGATCATTTGTTGGTTCATCAGTAATTGTAAATTGTTTAGTTCCTGTTTCAAATCTTGGATGCGTAGCAACATTTGGATTTGGGATATAGAAACTACCTATACAAACTGCTGATAAATCAGATATAAGTCTTACATTTGTGACTTTTGCTTCTGCACCAGAACTTTGACCAGTAAGTGTCATTCCCGATTCTACCCAACCCCAGAAATCGCCAGTCGCCTGATCTGCTAATGAGAAAGTATCAACATTTAATATTGTTGATGTAGAAGAATAAACTGAAGATAATGCATTATTTGTATAAGGATTTTCCTTAAATGTTTTTGTAGGAACGTTATATGCTCCTTTTTTATGATTTAACTGAGCAACCCTAAATGTTATTTGAGAATTAACTCCTGGAAGTGTTTCATCACCAATTCCTGTTCCTATAGTAATTCCTTTAACAGTTTCTCCCACTTGGAAAGAACCAGTTGTCATTTCAATTTCTAATAATTTTGGAACACAATATTTTGTAACATTTTGCCCATCCATAAAGGCATATAATCTTGTTAATGGTTTAACCCTTTCAGATACAAATTCAATATTCCTTGATCTCATATAAGGAACCAAATCTCTACTTACAACCTTATCCCCTAAAGTTTCTTTATCAAATGTTTCTGTTACAACAGTTTGAGTACTTTCTCTCTTTGCAATACCTTCCCGCACAGTTTCTTTATAAAGATCCTGTGTTGTAGATGTTGTTCTTGTAAAGTATATTCGAGCAGGGTTAGTTGAAGGATCACCATTAGGCCAACCACCAACATCCCATTGAGGACCATCAGTTGTGGTTGAATTTTTTTCTTCCCAAGTATTTTCAGTAACACCAGTCCAAGTAGTTTCCCATGAATCCCAAAGGACAGGTCCCATACCAGTTTGTGGATCTATACCTTCAGTTTCTACCATCATCTTCATTGTTGCTGCATAGTCACCTTCAACCTGAATAATCTTAGGATCTAATCGAACCGTATCTATCCAAGTATCTGATGCTGGTGTTATTTCAAGAGTACCTTGCCAGAAACTAATCAAGAAAGGAGTTACACTCTCTGATCTTGTTGCAAAATCTTGTTTAATATATTCTACTTCACTATAATCTAATGTAATAATATCACTTGCCTTTCTAACATTATTGCCTTCTATTACTGCTGTAGATAAATCAGCAGTTGGATCAACATTTATAACTGGACCAAATACCATATCAACAGAGTTGGTATAATGTCTTGGTCTAAGTTCTTTATGCTTTCTATCAATACTATTATTAATCTTTAATCTATCATCTTGTGGTTTAAATCCATTAAAATTATCAACAAAGAATCCAGATTTAAAACGATTTAATCCAGAAGAATCTGAAACAAACATATTAGCAGTATTTGTTTCTAATAAGGATAATGATGTGTAATATTCAAGGCTTTTAATTCTATCTTCTAAACCTTTAACATCCTTCATTGTAAATCTCTTATGCTCCATAAAATTAATAGAAGCTTGTTCAGTAGAATAGAGATATGGTGGTAATGAAATTTGAGCTACTTCTAAAGCATCATCAACTGGAGAAGGTCTTCTTGGATTATCTGCAGGATCTCCATATTTAACTTGGAATTTCCCATCTTTTGTCAGATAAACTCTGTCCTTTCTACCTTGATAATATGAATAATGACTAAAGATTGCTTCATCAGAAGATAAAACATTTGAAGCAGAGTTTCCAGCAGCATTAAATGTTCTACCATCAAATTCAAGAGGAGAACGTGAATTTAATGCAACAGTATATTCAGAAGTTCTTGGTCTAATATCAATTATATCAGTAGCACGGAATCCACCAATACCAGTAATTTCGGTAGATGGGTCAAAATCAGCATATGAATTTACCGTAGTAATATCACCATCATCATTAGATTCATAAGAAGCACTCTTGAAATATATTTTTAACTTCTTAGATGCTTCTTCAGAATCTGCTTTTCTGTTTATTCTACCATAATCATAGAAGGTTGGTTCTTGACCACTTTCAAAAGTATAGTTTCCAGAAACATCAAAACTAGATGTTTCTAAAGTAGAAACTACTGCTTTAGTATTAGATTCGGCAAAGGTAAGTGCTTCACCTTCTTTAAATTTCAGATCATTCTTATAAAGAACTGTAATTTTTGAAGCAGTTTCCTTTTCAGCAACAATAGCAATTGCACCTGATATTGCACCTTTTACTACCTCACCAACTAATAAATCAGAAGTTGTTCCTGAAAGATTTGTTATTGAAGTAAGATTAACTGCTGGTGAAGATGGATCTCCAACATTTGGTGACTCAAAAATACCATGTATTTCGATTACATCAGGAACATTTAGAGAAATAACTTCATCTTGAACCCTTGTTCCAAATGGATAATTTCCATATGTTAAACCATCATTTAATGTAGTAGCACCAATACCAGATCCTGTTTTTGAGGACTTGTTAATTAATATTGATTTTACTCTATCCTTTACCTTTAATTTTGCCTTTGGCTTACCTTTTCTTAAAGTAGCAATAAGGGTTGCATTAGTATCATTAGCACCAAGACCATAGATTTGACAAGTTGCTCCACCACCACCAAATGAGAACCAAGACGCATTTAATGCCTCTGTAGTACCATCAGATCTTACTAGAGCATATCTTTCTTCATCAAATGCTAAAAATGTTTCATTCGTTCCCGCAGTAGGAATAGTGGAAGCATCAAGTTGACCATTAGTTATATTAACAGTAAATGTTTTTCTAATTGTTAATGTCGCATCTGTTACATCAACATCAGAAATAGAAGTTCTTGGTAAATGAGTGTATAATGTATTATCAGAAGAACCAGTAAGTTCAGTAGTTAATACAGTAAAATCGGAAGCATTAAATGCAGCAGTTGGTAATGAACCATTAGCAACTCCAGGAACATTTGCTACTCCATCAACAACAATATTATCTGTATTGACTTGAGTTACAAATGCAGTAATTGGATCCCCACTAGAAGACAGATCACTATACTGAACCAAATTACCAACCTTTATATTAGAAGGGAACGTTGGATTTGCACTTTTTATTGTTGATACTCCAGCAGATCCACTACTCTTAGAAATGGTTGCTACACCAACTACAAAACTATCAGATTGAACTACATCAGCGTTAAAGGTATTAATACCAATAACTCCACTATTTGTTCCATAAACAGATTTTACGTCAGATAATGTATGTGCTGTTACTGCTACCGCAATTCTTCCATCAGCAACACCATCAAATATTAGTGCTTCATTTTTAATAAACTCTCCACTTGTTTCATATATTGTTAATTCTACACTATTACTAACTGCAGATCTTATGAAACCCGTTGCACCACTATTAGCACCTTTAACATAAGTTGGTACAGTAAGTGTAACATTCTGATTTACATTTAATTTAGTATATGTCTGAACATCAAATAATGAAAGATTCCATTCATTTAAAGAACCGTTACTAGCATTATATGATCCAGATTCTAATCGGTAATCATATACTCTTGCAACACCTATTTCATTTCCAACAGCAGTTGTATCTGAAGTAACACCTACTCTTTGATCCCTTAAACTTACAGTGTAAGTATTTCCAATACCAAGTGTTGGACTTCTAAGTGTTCTATTTACTTTTAAAGTAGGACCAGTGTTGTATATTATTGATTGATCTTTAACCTGTTTAGATGTTCTTGGTTTTTTAACATCCAAAAATGTTGGATTATCAACTTGAATTTCATATCCACGAACAAATGCTTTTCCTGGTGAGAACTTATAAAGTGCTAAGTCAGAAGATGCAGTTGCTCCACCATAAGTAAGTTGACCACTTTCAAAAAGACCTTTATTACCAAGACCATCATTCAATGAATCCATTACAGTTAGATTGAATGGTTTCACATAATAATCACCAGATTCTGCGTATGTTCTTCTTGCAAGAGTATCTGTCCAATCCTTATGTCCCCATCCACCACTAGAACTTCCTTTTTTAGTATCTGATTTTAATGCACCATTAACAACAGTAGAAAGTTCAACAAAACTATCATCATCAAAGTCAGTTGTTGCTTTTTTAAATAATCTAACAGATATTTTTAATCTATCAGCACCTGGTGCAGAATAATTATTAAATCCCTGAGAATTATCATTTAGAGTTTCATCAATATCAGCATTAATAATCTCTTCATCAACAAATAGACCAACTCTATATGATGGTTTAAAACTATATTGATCTAATATAAGAGTTTCTTGTTTTACATTTACAAAATTTCCTCTAATAAAATAAACACCATCCTGAATTTGGAATGCAGATCCTATAGCAGTTGCATCAGTAGAAATTGTTTGTGCAAATGGAGTACCTGGAGCAATTGTTGTATTTCCAAGAAGACCAGATGTTATTGTTTGATTACAAATTAAATTCTCTCCATCAGAAAATACTTCAGTAGAATTATTTTCAGTACTTGAATTCAAATAATTAATATAAAATGTTAAATTTCCTCTTTCAGAATCTGCTGGTGATAAAACTTTATCAACAAATGCAGTAACACCTGAACGTTCTCCAGTTATCTTTGTTCCAACTAATTGATCAGCATATGCTTCTACAGGTACCCCAAGATAATCATTATTTAATTGAACACACTTATAACGTTGAGTATATCCCGTATTTCCTGGTATTACCTTTGCACCTTCTTTAAAGAAGTGTTGACCAAATTTTTCAATCTGATTCTGTAATATTGATTGTAGAGATGTTAATTCTCTAGCCTGTACTGGATATCCAGGTTTAAATAGGACTCTGTGATAATCCTTCGCAGCGTCAAAGTCATCAAAATAAGGTGCGACGTTAAGATTCGTTTGCTGAGACATAATTC